AACCATTTACGATAACTACACCATTATTGTAAGATACCATAACATGTCTAGGATTATAAGGTTCTGTTATAGGTCTATCTGGGTCACTTTCTAATTGTCCTACAAAATTAAATTCTTTATTAACCTTATCGTATTCCCAAACTTTATCATCTTCTGTAGTTACTATTAAGTAAGACTCATTACCAAGTATGTATTCAAAACCACAAGTAACTCTATTAATTAGAGATTGACCTATTTGAGTATTACCCTTCATAGTTTGAATACCACCAAGTTTATAGTATTCTATATTCATCATATCCGGAGACTCTGTACGGTTAGGACTAGAATTAATTGTAGCTAAATCTTGTACCGTATTAAGTCCACCAGTTAAATTATAAAAGCTAAGACTTTTACTCATTACATATTCCCTTTTGAACTTTGTGTTCTTATTTGCCAAGCATTAAATAAACTTTGTACTATAGTTTGAGGTTGACTACCTATCTGCAATCCTCTAGGTCTATCTAAAGTTCTTACACAATCCATTAATAAAGCTCTATAAGCTCTCTTAAATTTAGCTTCATAATGTTCGTAATGACCATCCCTATCATTTCCTCTCCAATCAGCACATACTTTCCAAACAAGTATATCTCTATGACGAGCTGGAATTATAGGAATATCCTTTTCGTATTTCATTAAAGGTTTTCCTAAACCACAACAATCCTCAGCGAAATCATTAGTATAATATTCAACCTTAATTAGAATATCATCTTCTGACTCACTAGGAGTAGGGAAGAAATTAATCTTGTCATTACTTATATAATAACCAGTAGGTAGTCCATTACAATTATTAGGAAGGTATCTATGGTCTTCATAGTATCCTAAGACTAAATCTCTATCTGGATATTTCATATATTCAATCATACCATTAGGTCTATCATAAGTTTTCATACCGGGAACTAAAACTATATCTGTCTCTTTATTTCTAAATTCCCATGCTTGATTTTCATTATTACAAATATAAGCTAAGGCTTGGTTAAGCATTTTCTTAACTCGTCTACCTTCTGCCATATCTTCTAATTCATCAAAGGTCTCAGCCTTCTCATAATAAAGTTCTTCGAGAACATCATTACATAATTCAAAATAATTTTTACCTGACATTTATTTACTGTCTCCTATTTTATACCAGAGAGTCTAGGAAGAACTTAATCCTCCTAGACGAATGGTTATTGAATTTCCTGTGTAGGAACCGGATTATCAGAAGTATTAGCGATAACTACCGGAGCTGCTTCTTCTGGGTCAACCTTAGCAATACATCCACGATATAATGCTTCTGGGTGAACTAGTTTGAAGCCATAAAGGTCAATACCTTTAATTAAATCTCTAAAGCAATATGGGTCTCTAGTAGCTTCAACTTTAGAAATCTGTTGAGCTTTAGTAATTGCATTCTTAGTACCAGCTAAGAACGGAAGTCCTTGAGTATTTAATTCGCCTAATGTCTTATCAATAACGATATCCATACCAGCTACTCTAGCAACAGCACCATCTTTAACAACTACATCAGCCATTTCTACTGAACGACCACCTACTCTATAGCTAGACATAATTAATGTATGCATAGCCGGAGTAACAACGATAACTGCTCTTTCATCTCTAGCTTCTTCTTCCATTGGTTTGAAAGAATAAGTTCCATCCATACCTACAGCACCAGAAACGATTAATGCTTCTTTTACTTTAAGTAAATGAGTGAAAATGTTCTGAGAATTAATACCAGTTAACGGAGTAGCTAATGTACCACCTTGACCACCATCTGCAAATGTGTGACCATTTTCAGCGGTAGCAGTAAATGCATAATTAGCAATCTGTTTATTTCTTAAGTATTTAAGTTTTTCACCATAAGCAGTTGCTTGACCATCTAACCAATTTTTGAATTGAGTCTGTGCTTTTTGTACATCATCAATAGCTAAACCAAATGTAGCTGTTCTATCAATAACTAAGTCTAAAGACTCAGGAGCTACAGTCTGGAATACAGGACATACACCAGTTGCAGTTTCTGCACCTTCACCTGATTTATTTAATTGTGAAAATGCGATTGCATTATCTCCCGGTACGACAGGTACAACTATTCTAACTCTATCACCCATAGCATTAATTTCACCAGCGTAGTTGTCATTAGTAAGGTTGTCAGTAACACCCATACCTTTAGTACCATAAGCTACTGCTAATTTCTTAGAAAATATAACTGGAATTGCACCATTAGCATTTGTTAATTCTCCACCAAATGTAGAGTTTTGTCCATGCGGATTTCCGATATTTGCCATAATATTATCTCCTTTTAAGTTTTAAAATCTAACCTAGAAAGAGCTTATCAATTTCCTTTTGATGTTTCTTGTATGTTTCAATATCCATCTTTTCTACATCAGCTAAAGTAAGTTTGGTTGTTGGAGGAGGAGTAGAAGGAGCTTGTTGAGATATTGTGGTATTATTTAATACTTCTGCTGGCTTAACTTGAGCCTTTTCATTCTTAGCATATTGTCTACCCATTTCAAATGCTTCCTGCATAATCTGATTACCAAACTTAACTATCTGGTCAATATCTGCTCCGGTACATCCTTCTTGCAGATAGTGATTAACTATACTACCCATTACCGGTGAAGCCTTTAAAATTTCTTGGTTGCGAGCAATAGCTGATTGAATATCTCTTTGTTCAATAAAGTTATTGACTTCTGCTCTCTTTTGTTCTACTGAATTATTAAGACCTTCAAGTTTAAACTTTAATTCATAAAATGCTTTAGGGTCTTTTTCCAATAACTCTTTACCACTAGCATCAATTTTATCAGGTCTATAATCTACACCGTACTCATTGCATAGTCTGATGTATTCCTGCTGTGCTTGGTTTTCTACTATAGCTAACTGTTGTTGTGCTGAGAAGACTTGGTTATCTTGGACTTGCTCCTTAATACCTAATCTATCTCTTAAATCAGTAAGCTCTTTATCTTTTACTTCGTACTCAGCTAATCGGTCTAATTTTTTCTGAATTTCATCAGAGACCTCTAGCTTGCCCTCTACAGAGTTTTTATCTTCTGTAGGAGTAACATTACCTTCCGACTCATTAACTTGCGTTTCTGTGTCTTCTAGTTGGCTATCCTTTGATGTTTCTGTTTGGATGTTTTCTGTAACTTGGGTCTGTGTATCATTTTTGCTTTCGTCTACTTCTGTAGCCGGAGTTGATACTTGTTCAGTAATTTGTTCAGTTACTTGTTCATTCGTAGGTTCCATAAATCAAAATCTCCTTAACTTAACTTTTGTATCGCATCTTTATATCTAGCAAAATCTGTTAGAAATATATCCAAGGCATCTTGAAATCCTAACAAATAATCTCGATTAATTTTGGTATTACTACGAGTTGCAGTTAATACATCTTGAAGTATGATGTCCTTACATTTTTTAAAACATTCTTCTTTTTGATTTAATAAAGTGTTGAAACATTCATACCTTTTAAGTTCTTCCTGTGCCTTTACTATGGCTTGTTCATCAACCTTAGTTGAGTCTCGTTTACGGGAGAACAGACTAATAGTTTCTAAATTAAACACTATTGAATACCTCCTTGATTATTCTGTTGTAACTGTTGAATATAGTTTAGTAATTGCTCATTACCAAATTGCTGAGCTATACCTCCTATATTATCTCTCATATATTGGTTAACATCATTTTTAAATTGTGGTATGTTTTGGTCTTGAACACCAAGCTGTCTAGCCATTTGAACTAGCTGTTGGTTACTATCTAACATCTCTACAATTTGTGATGTACCTTGTAAGTTTAATCTATTTAATGTCCATTTCAATAAGATAGAAGCCTGAACTGGGTCTAATATTTGAGCTAAACTTTGGAAAGCAGGTTGCCCGAATAAAGTAAATATCTTTTGTGTTTCAGCTTCTCTTTCTATTGCGGATTGACTACCTCCTATTATAAAGTTGTATCTACCACTTCTTACAGCTTCATCTACATCAGCATAAGTTCCATCTTCCATTCTTACTTGCATATCTCTAGTATCAAATACTTTTTTAAATAAAGCATATTTCCTAATTAATTCAAATAAGAAACGACTAAACTTTTGAGCTTCATAAGCCATTCTCATTGATGCTCCGGAGTGGATATAACTTGCTTCACTTGCTGTTCTAACTGAACCATCTTGACTACCTTGCATATACTGAGTAACACCAGTAGCATCTTGCATCTTTTGAGTTAAATAAGAATTAATATTAAATCCTTGTAACCCACCAGAAAAGTCTAATCTTTGTGGGGTTTGTTCCATTAACTCATTAGCATATTCTATAGGCATACCCGGTTTAACATCTATTGCATAAGGCATAGCTCCTTTAGGAGTTAAGAACGGTGGATTAGCTACTAACTTATAACAAGCCATAACTAAATCCATTACCATATTTTCTACACAATTAATTATACTAGGTATTTTTAATGGTGATTGACCTCTACCAGTATCCGGTCTCTTTAAATAAGCATGCCATATAAATGGTGATTGAGGTTTATCAGACTCTTTAAATTGTGATAAGAACCTACCAGCAATTACTGTAGCTTCCATTCTTCTTAATGGTTCTAATGTATCAGGTAAAGTATAAGTACCCTCAAATTCTAAAACTTCTACTGTATTACCCCATACAACAGTCTTTTCATTCATTACTTGTAAATCTGCTTCTTGCTCAGCTTTAACCAATTCTTTTAAAGCCTTCTTATCTTCTGGGGTTAAATCATAATTAGTATTAGATAATATTTGCTCTAATGGAACAAAGTCTCTATAAACCTTACGGCAATTTTCCCAATCATCTACCTGACTTCTATCAAAGTATAAACTATGTGGGTCAATGTATTTAACATCAGTACATTCAAAGATTGGAATATCTTCTCTTATCTTTAAGGTTTCAGTAACCTCATCTCCATTTTCATCAATATAAGAATTTGTTACTGTATTTACTTGTTGGTAAGTTTCTGTCTTCCATTGAACATAAGCTGATGTTTCACCTTTAATTGCCCAATCATCTAAACATTTAAGTAAAGTATCTTGAAGGTCTATATTGTACCAGTCATAAATTAAACTAGCTTTATAAGTAGAAGCCAATTTATTACTTTCAAAATCTAAACCGTTTATATCTACAATAGCTTCATAGCTTGACATACAAGCTCTATATAATGCTGAGATATAAGTTTGATACTGCTGATATAAGTCTGGTATTTTTTCCATCTTATCTTCATTAGTATCTGGGAATAAACTTTTCAATATCTCCGCTGTTTCTTTACGAGATGGGTCTAAATCCTTATAGTATTTTTTAAACATGCTTTTAACATCAGCACATATAGCTTTACGTCTTTCAGGATTTAGACTAACCTTTTTATTTTCTTTATAGAAATATGATACCATTATTACTCCAATCTCTTATCATATTTACCACCAAATACATCTACTCCCATTTGAGTAGTGTTATTATAATTGAGCCAAGCTGACTCATTCTTAATTCTGTGATAATAATAAACTAAATATCCTACAGCATCTATAGGGTGAACTAAATATTTAGCTTTAGGATTTCTTTTTAATTCACCGGTACTAGGTATCTTTGGTTTACTTGTACCTTCTTTAATTTCTAGATTTTCAAAATTATATATTAGCCATTTACATTGAGGATGTATTTTAATATGATGTTTACCACTTGAGTCTTGCACCCAATTATTAAAGACAAACATTCTTTCCTCTATTGCTGGGTTTTTCTTTAGTACCTCTAGTTTGATATTATTAAATCCAGCTCTATATAATTCTGTTTTTAAATAACTAAAGTCTACACCTTTTGTTGTCCTACTATTTCCGGAAGCATCTCCGTTTATTATAATAGGAAAGTTTTTATATTTATCTCCTAAGGTATCTACAACTATATTAGCTACTTCCGCTGTTGTTGTATTCTCTACTACAAATTCATATAGTACATAAGTCATATTACCATAGTCTTGGCAGAGATACCAACACATTGGGTCTACGTTAAAGTCGCAAGTAAGATGAAGTGGATACCTCATGTCAATAGTCATAGTTTCATCTATTTGCAAGTCTGAACTAAAACCTTTGATAGCTAAATTTGTAATACTATCATCATCTTGCCCTAAAACATTTATAGCATAATATTTATCATCATAGGCTTCCTTTAATCCATCTACAAAATCTGTAGGTAGATATTTATTTTCTGTCGTAGGAGCTATTATTCTACGGTATTTTTTTCTTGGACTCTTTTTAAAATATTCATATATCCAACCCTTTTGTCCTTGTGGGTTGGTATGTCCAAATATTCTATATATAAATCTGTTTCCCCATTCTGCTTTTACTGGTTGTCTTAAACGACCAAGTAACATAGAGAATGTACTTTCAGGAACCTCAGACATTTCTTCCATTTCAATAAAGCCAACAGATAAAGACTTCAAACTATCTGGGTCATCAAAATGTCTAAACAATATCCTAGAACCATTAGGAAAGTATAGAATACCTTTTTGTTCATTATAAGTGTACTTAACACCAAGTCCATCTAAATGTTCTTTATACATTTCTAAAGTTGTATCTCGGACTAATGTAAAAGTATAAGCTCCAACTAACCCTATAATACCGGGATATTTTAAAGCAAGTATACAACCAAGTAATGCTCCGCACCAAGTTTTACCTGAACCGAAACCATTCAGCCACCCTGATACACAGCAACATCTTTCTGTCTATGGGTTAATGTTTCTGGAAGCTCTAGGAATTTTCTTTGAGCTGGTAATAAAGTTACCTTATATCGGGGCATTTACATCACCCCCTCAGATGGAAAATATTTTCTTTCCGCTTCTAATCTACATTCTACTGCTTTATCAAAATCTTTAAACCAGCCAAGGTTAATCATTTTGCCGTTAACTCTTATATGAGCTAACCATAATTTATCTCGCTTACAATAAGTAACACCTACTTTGCCAGATGTATTATATCTTTGATTTTGATTGTTTTGAAATTGAGTACAGACTCTAAGGTTGCACCTCCTATTATCTAAAGGGTTATGGTTTATATGGTCAACTGTCATACCTTTAGACGGTTGCATAATGTATCTATGTAATAATCTACTACCACCTTTACTTGGTTTTTTAGTAAATGCTACGTAGAAGTTTTTAATTGTCTTATCGTAAGTTAAAGATAAAGAATATTTTTCGTTTATAACTGCTTTGTAATCTTCTTCATCAAGTAAGACAATTTTCTGTCCATACTTCTTTGAGTTTATTATATATTCCATTCAAATTTAATCCTTCCAAAAATATTTTGCGGAGCTAGGAGTCGAACCCAGTACCATAAGGTTATGAGCCTTATATGCAACCGTTACACTTCTCCGCCTTAACCCCGAAGGGTTTGTGGAACCAGTTTCAACTCTAAACTGGTCAAAACATCAAGACCTCTTATTCCACTTTTGAGCCGAAGCCTTACTCGAGATTACTTCGGATTAGAGACCTCTATGTAAAGGAACCTGGTTATTAATCTAGTCCTATATCTCTAACGTATCTACACTTTAAATCTTATTCTCATCTAGATTATGTATCTCAAATATAATAGGTTCTACTGAAATACTTTTCATATCTATACCTTGAGCTTGTGCTATTTGACTCAAGATATCATTAGCTTCTTTAGTCCTATCAAGTTTATTTGCTTTCTGATACTGAAACATCATAGTAGCTAAAACTTGTTCTTTATTCATTGGTAATGCTTTCATAGCATCTACAAGTTCAGTACGTCTTAATTTTACAGCTTCTTGAATTTCTTTATTTGCTAATAGATTAAGACCTGCTGTAACTGCTTCTTTTGCAGGAACTCCCATCTTCATAGCGGAGTCTGCATAATCCATTGTTTGTATATAGTTATCAATAAATATCCAATGTTCTTTTGTTAGTGCCATTTTTCCTCCAAAAAGAAAAGGTCTTAGGGATTAGCTGTAACCCTAAGCTGACAATGTAAGGAAGGAAATGATTAATGTTCAGCTTTTATTTATTAGCCATAGCTTCGAGATATCTCCTGTACTCTATGGCTTCTTGTAATGTTTTAAAGTTTTTTCTATATCTAATACCATCTATTCTCATCTCTGCTGAATATAAGCTATGATTTCTAGATATACCTTTACCTAATTTACTTAATTTTATTGTCCTGTTTTTAATATTATCTACCTGTGATACTATTCTAAGATTAGATTTACGATTATCTAAAGTATCTCCGTTTATATGGTCTACAACTAAATTCTTAGGACAATTAGTTATTAGCCTATGAAGTTTTTCTCCGCTACGATTAATAATATAATTATCTGTTTTTCTAGGATGAGCAAACCATCTACAAGTATTTAACACTAAATCTAAATCTTCTATATCTATTTTAGAATAATATATTTCATTACGATACATTACCTTTATTAAAGCATATTCATCTTTTATTATATATTCATTGGGTTTATGTTTCATTAATCCTCCCATAATGGACATTTAATTTTACCATCTACTATAGGTACAGGCATTATGGAAAAACTATCTTTATGAATAGTACCATAAATAAATCCTTGTGTCCAATCTGGGTTATCTACATATTCTGGTTCTAATTCACACAAACAGCCGGACTCTGCCCACATCAAACTTCTACTCGGTGTTTTCTTGTAATATACTGCTAATCTGTGAGTATGCCCAGATATTCCTGAACAATCATTTTTATCTAGTTCTGCATGGGCGGTATAACCTGCGAACTTGCGAACTATAGAACCATGTGTAATTTTTAAACTACCTAATTGATAATACTTATCGCAATATTCAATATCAAAATCTTTTAATCTTAATAGGTTAGGTAATTTTAAAGCATCTAAACTAAATAACTCAGGATGCTTCTTTAAATACTTTTCAAGTCTCGCACAATGATTACCCTTAATGAAAATCAACTTTGCATCTGGAAGTAATTTTCTCAAACCTTTAAAGAATACGATAGCCTCGTCTAGCTCTCCTTGCAGTGAGTTTATTCTCTCAGGGTCTTTATCAAATGTCGACACATCATACATATCTATAATATCACCATTAAGTATTACTGTATCTGGTTGTTCTTTTTTAATAAATCTAAAAAATGCTTTAATTGCTGACTTATCTTGAAAAGGTATGTGGCAGTCGCCAATTACTACAAATCTATTCATTTAGGAAATCCTCCATAGCTTTAATTACTTCTTCTACTGTAAAGCCATATGCCTTAGCTAATATTTCATCTTGTTCATTTAATACTAAGATTATACAAACTGGTTCTCCTAATGTCATTGGTTCAATATCTCTATAAAGATAAGGTCTTGCTCCGTTCATCTCCTTCTTTATTCTTCTTTGTAATCTTCTGTATTCCTTTTCAGCTCCAGCTTGTTGAAGTAATGTTCTTTGTAATTTTTGTTGAAGCCTACGTAAACCTGATTTAAAACTCATAATGTTTTCCTCCTTACACTACTATTGTAACCAAAAGTTTAATTTTACTCAAGTTAATTTTATTATTTTTAATAAAATCTTTACAATTCTTTACAATAATAATTTGTGAGCGAAGCGAACTCAGGCATCCGTCACCTACATTAAAACTTTTATAGAATAGTTTTATTACAAACAGCGAGTAATACATTTCGGTTTCCGGATGCGTTGGTTTCTTTTCTTTTAAAAACCGGCACGTAGTTTATTTTTCTTTTCTTTATTTAGCGGTTCAAGGGATAGTTACACTATCTTGGTCTAGTACTTCGTACTACAACTTTTTTTTGGGAATTTCCAATTTGGAAAGTACCAATTTCTTTTAGTAGGAATAAGAGAATAATAATAGGGGGGTATATACTTATATACGTATATACCTATATACTACTTATATACGTAGTATATTATATAGGGGGGAAAGAAGAAGGAGAGAAAACCTTTACCTTTTCTTTACTTTATGAAATTGTTATTAGCTACATATTTGTAAAGTATAATTTGAATATTTTTCTTTCTTCTTTTGTAGAAGGAAAACCCTTTTCTTTATTTATTTCTTTTGGGAAAGAAAGTGATTTTCTTCTTTCATATTTTTCTGGTATATCGAAGCGATATAAATGTATCTAAGCGATATAAATTTGGTACAAACCTCAAATTCGCTCACCGTAAATAAAAGGTACTAACCCCCAATCCCTTAAGAAAAAACCCCCCACCTATTCGATTTAGGGGGGCAATGGGTATTAATTTTTGTGGGTAAAATTCTCTACCTGCTTAATTATTCAGTGCAGTACAAAATTATAATCAACATGTGGTATGTAATTATTAAGTTTGGTAACTATATCTTTATTATTATTATTAATAACTCCCTTAATATTTAAGTCCTTTAAATTTCTACCATTAAAATAATAGTTGTAAACTACTCTAATTTTATTTACATCGATTACTGCATCAATATAACTATTAAATTCTTGTAACTCTTCTAAAGTATCAAATACCCATTCAGTACAATTACCTGAATATTCAATCACATAACTAACATATTCTTTACTCATAATTTCTTACCTCCATTATTTTAGTATCTATATATATCTAGCCACCTTAACGGCAATTTAAAACATAATCTTGAATATTTGTTACAATTATTTACAATTCAACTTAAAATATATCGCTTAGTTATAAAATAAAAACAGATCAAACTATAAAATATATCTATACGATATAAATATAATCAAATATAAATTTCAATCTATTACTTAATTACAAGTATATTTTATTAAGTTATGTAAACAAACTAAAGCAAAAATGTTTCAAAAATTTCAATTCGGTACTTAATGCTAACATAAGGCAATTGAAATATTAAGTCTTATTTGATAACTGAATAAACACTAAACTAAGTAATAGTTACATCTGTATTATAAAACCAAACTGTTATTAGTTATAGATAAAATTAGATAATAAACAAATGTAACAAATTCTTAATAAAGTGTTTCAAAAAATCAAAAAGTGTACTTAATAAGAGTATAACAAAAATTCAATAGTGAAATATTGATACATAGATTGAATAATTCAATAGCTAGTTAGATAAAAGTATACTAAAATTCTAGCTTAATAAAAAAATTGTATACGTGCACTTGCAACTATGATTGGCAGATACTAGATGAAGGAATTATAGTATATTAGGATAGTTGTAACAGTGAAATTGCAACAGGTTTTAATATATGTTACTTGCCGTTGTTATAATACGATAACAACTAGCAGTGAAATAAGCAGGCAATACGTGAAAGTCGTAATTATTTTGTATTGTATTGTGGATTGATTGCAACGTGAATTGTGAGTCAATCCCATATACAATATAAGATAAGGAGGTATAATGTATAAGTATAATATTTATATCGGTATGTTTGATAAGGATACTAAACAGCAGCAATTATCTAATACTGAATTTCTAAACACTATACGTAAAATTATGAGATATAATTTTATAGATAATTATACAATTATAAAAGCTAAAGGTCATTATAAGAGTGATACTATGACCGTATGTGAGCCAACTATAATAGTTGAAATAATTATAAACTATGAACTATTTACAGATGATATAAAAAACATGTTATGTAAAGAACTTAATCAGGAGTCTGTATTAGTAACTAGACAAGAAATAGAGATATTATAAGGAGGTATTATAATGTCAGATAATGAATTTATATGCCCTATTTGTGGAGAAGTCGTTAACTTAGAGAAGGATGACTTTACTGAGTATGATAATGAGTATTATCATAATGATTGCTTTGATAATAACTTCTCATATTGTGAAGATTGTAGTGAATATTATCCTAATGATGAAGTAACATACTTAGATAACTACGATAAAAGTGTTTGTGATACGTGCTTAGATAGATATTATTATAGATGTGAAGCATGTGATGAATGGCTCTATGAGGATGATGTATATTGGGGGGCAGATGACTATCCTTATTGTAAGCATTGTTGGAATGAAAGGTTTACAACATGTGATGAATGTGGTGAAACTATTTGGAGAGATGACTCCTATTATGATGATGAGGGTTATTGTACATATTGTGAAGCATGTTACCATAATAAATGTGATGTAATCTACAGCTATCATAATAGTGAAGTGGAATATATACCTAAGTATTTAGATGATGAGGATAGAAATAAGAATTACGAGCAATTATATGGATTAGAATTAGAGATTACCGGAGATAAAAGCACATCAAGAGAATTTCAAAAAATCATGAGAGATAATGTAGTCTTGATGAGAGATAGTTCAGTAGATGGTTATGAAATGGTATCTATGCCATTAAGTAGACAATATTTTTATAAAGAATTTGTACCGCTATTAGATAAAGGTTTAAAATATCTTAGAGATAATGGATGTACAGGACACAATGGAGGTGGTATACACATCCACTTTAAAGAATTAGAGTGTGGGTTAGAGGTTGCAAACATGGTGAATATATTATATGGTAGTGAGGATGATATAAATATATGGTTAGCAATATCACAAAGACGCAAGTCGGCTATGGAGAATTGGTGTAGTATGAATACTTTATATAACTCACCTGAGAGTATAATTGAGGATAGATTATTATCACCTAATGGGAGTGATAATCATAGTACAGCTTTAAATTATGACGACCGTACAGGTACACATGAGTTAAGAATATTTAATAGTAACCTCAGATTAGAGCGTGTAATAAAAAATATGGAGTGCTTGTTTGCTTTAGAGGATTATGTTAGACAGCAAATTGGTTTTGTCTGTACCACATCAGGATTTATAGATTTCGTTTATCATAATAAAACTAAGTATCCATACTTATATAACTTTATGATAGAGAAAAATATATTTGATAAAGCATACGAATATTATAACACTATTTATGTATTAGAAATGATTTATACTACTGAAACATTGGAGGTATAATTAATATGTGCATAGCAATATTAAAAACTAAGCAAGGTATTATTACAGACGATATACTAAGGGCATCATTTAAAAACAATCCTCATGGTAGTGGTTTTGCATGGACTCAATCTGGTACTCTTTACATTATTAAAGGTATATTTGATGTAGATACTTTTATAAATACTTATCATGAGATAGAAAATAAAGCGGATAACAATATCCTTATACATTGTAGGATTAGTACAAGTGGATTGATAGATAAAGACAATTCACATCCACATATAGTAAATAATGGTACGGTACTTATACATAACGGAGTACTTGATATAGATGTACCTAAGGATAGCAAAAAATCAGATACGGTTTTATTTATTGAGAAATATCTAAAAGATTTACCGGAGGATTTTGTATATAATAATTCTATTATGCAATTAATAGAGGATAGAATAGGATATAATAATAAGTTTATATTCCTAAATAATAATGGTGATTATTTTATTCTTAATGAAAAAGCTGGTGAGTGGGTAAACGGAGTATGGTATAGTAATAGTAGTTATATAGATTATAAATTGTATAGTAATAAGTTTTATGATGACCATGATAATGAATATATGGATTGGTTAGATAGTGAGTATGAAAAATACTATGATATAACTAGAGATGAATTTATAGATAAGTTTAAGTTAACTGAAAAAGAATATAAGCAAATTGAGAATATGATTAAATCATTGAGTGATGATGAATTAACTCAATTAGGAACAACTCCTATATACAACATAGACAGTATTAGTCTAAGAGCTGATGATGATTTCTTAGATTTACATGACTTTTATCTATTTGAATTAGATAATGATTTACAAAATTTATATGATGAACGATATTATCAATATGATTATGAGTATAATACAATGGAGGATATACTATGATAACTAAATTTTTAACTATAAAGTACTCAGAACCTATTAAGGTAGATTTTAAAGATAAATATAATCAGTTTAACTTAGATTGTGAATATCTTAACACGTATGGTAATTGTTATATAGGATTGTTTGATAGTTATGATGAAGCTATTATAAATCAAACATTATGGTATGAACTATATGGTGATATAGATATCTGTGAGGATTTAATAACATTAGATTATCTAGAACGTTGTTATAAGTTAGAATTTGATACTAATATATAAGGAGTAACAAATGAATATCTATAAATGTAGAGATTGTGAGTTTAAAACTATAGAAAATAATATAGTATTAACTATAGATAAACAAGGTGAATGGGTACTTCATTGCCCTAAATGTAACTCAGAGTTATTGGAGTTGGTTAATGAGTTATCTCAATCACCTCATAGTCTTAAAACTTATTATGAATTAGAGGAGGATTTATAATGACAATCAAAAAACGCAACACTATTAATAGACATAAAATGAGTTATGATAAGGCGGTTGAACGTGCGTTACGAGCTATTTATGAGGATGTTGTAATAAGAAATGATGGACAAACTTATAGCTATGATAAGCAACGTAATGAATTAACTATAAAAGATTTTTATGGTACAAGTATATATAAACCATTCTTTAATCTCGGATTATGCGACCCATTTAAAGAGTTAATAAGACAGGAGGTAAATAGTAATGACTAATACTTTAGAACTATTTAATAGTAATAAGAAGTTAGTTAAAGCTATCATAAATAAATGTAGATATAATACATTTAGTTATAAAACTTATTTAGATTGGAATGAGATAGAGCAAGTAGGACTCATAGCTTTATGGCAAGCTGTAGAGAAGTATAATAAAGATAAAGGTATATTTAAAAATTATGCTATCTCAGCTATAACTAGAGCAATCTATAGAACTATTAATAGACAACAGAAAATTGAGAACGAAGTTGATATAGATACTATGTATAGTTTAGAAGCTGAACCTGATGAATTAGATAATAAGATAGAATATAATAAAAAGATTAATATATTAAATGAAATTATAGATACTCTCAATTGTACAGATAAGTCCAAACAAATATTAAAGTTAAGATTACAAGATTATAGTATCTTGGAAATAGCTAAGACTATAGGCAACATAACGTATCAAGGAGTATATGATATAATTAAAAGATATAGAACAGCAGTGATAGATGAATTTAACCGGAGGTATAATAATGTTAACAGAAAATAATACACTTAATTGGTTGAGATTTATGAGAGATGTTCTAGATAATAAAGAGGATACAAAATTAATTAATGATTTTATCTATAAACACTGGGGTCACTCAGCTAAATACACAAGCCGGATAATCTATAATAAATATTGTAAATAAATATTACATGACTATTATGAATTTTGGTAAATAATGTAATGGATATGTTATAATAATTAAAGGAGGTATTAATGTATAGTTTTGATTACATTAAAAAACATCACTTAGATATAATAAACAATCTAGCAGATAAGAAAAGAAATAAAATTCAAGAGGATTTATTTGTTAGAGCTTTAAGAATGGAGGAATTATTATATGAGCAGGAAGTTGAGAGAGAACTTGAGGGTAATGATGAGATATAAAATTCCTAATCAATTAAAGTTCGTATGTATAAAATGTAAACTTATACTTAAAAAGTTGGAGGTAATGTTATATGATTAAAACCAGATTAGCTTATGATGATAATGAAATATATATTAATCCATATACTATATCTTATATAATTAGACAAGAACAAGAAGTAGTTATTGGATTTACAAACGGACATACTTATAATGTTACTGGTAATATAGGTGAACTATTGGAGGTGATTAAGAATGAAACTAAGTCCTTATGTAAAGAGTGTGAGCAAGGCATACCAAAGTCATAAACTTTTATTAGATGATGTATTACAATTATATAAAGATAACTATCTAAGTGAGATAGAGTGCCGACAAGTATTAAAAGAAGGAGGTAAGAATGGGTTACGGCAATTATAATAGAGGTAATTATGGAGGGGGTAACGGAGGTTATCAACAGAATAATTACAATAATGGAGGAGGATATCAGAAACCAGCTCCACAACCAGTAGATATCAACGCAGAAATAAATGCAAGGATAGATTTATTTTTACAAATACAAGAAGCAATAAAAGCTAGAGGTTTAGACCCAACCGAATTTGCTTTTGCAGTAGGTGGTTGGACGACAAGTCTTATACTTGAACAGAAAAAAGGAAAATAATATATGAAGTTTGAAATTGACAGTACTAAACTAATAACAATACTAAGGAGCAAAGCACTCTCTAAAATCTTAGCAAAGATATTATATGCGTATGAATATTACTCAGAATTTGAACCGGTAGATGATAATGTTTTCGCTTTTAGTATGGAAGACCTACGTAAATCTCTGAGATATAAGAATAAATCTACAGTAAGTAGGGGTCTTAAAGAGTTAGCAGAACTGAATTTATTTACAATCTCCACAAACAATCAAGGTACTGTTATAGATTTCAATCCCGAAAAGGTACGGAGGGTTTAATCCCTCCTTGTTTATGTGTTGATAGTTTAACGGTAGAACCCCAGATTGTGGCTCTGGAAATGTGGGTTCAACTCCCACTCATCACCCCATTAAGAGGTAACCATGGATAAAGATTATAGAAATAAATATGATAAGTTCAAAATAGCAACGGAGATACTAACTAATAGGTATATGTTAACCGCACTAATGGTCAACATAAATAACTTATGTTATTATCTTGAAGCTAGAGAAAAAACAATGCGGTTGCTCTTACCGCAAGAACAAAGAGATAAAATCCACAAGACAATACAATATAAAGATAGCATAGAGTTCGATAGGTTTACTATTTCCTCAAGATTTTTTAATGCTCTAGTACATAAGTATGGAGCAGAAGTTGTCTCTTATAGTTGTGTTCAACTTGATAATTATTTAAAGAGAACAAATAAGGATTATAGTCCGGCTGAAATACGTAAACGACTTAAAGAGTATGCTGAAATGTATACTAATAAACGTAAAGCTAGTGATGCTTTAGCGGATGCTATTAATATTACTATGTCTATGGATTATAAACTTATTGATACTGAGGAACTTGCCCGACAATATATTGAAGGTACTCCATGGTATGAACGAGATATATCTGAGGGTTGTAATTATTTAAAGGATAAGTTTAACTTATGAGATATTGTAGATATGAAGATAGAATTTTAGGAACCTGTAGTCTATACCAAGAAGAATATGATACCTTTGAAGGTGTGGAATATAGAGATTGTAAATGTAAAGATATACAGGATTGTGATTATAAACTATCACTTAAAAATTTTCATAAGAGGATAATATGACACAAGGTTGGAACCAGTCTGGTTGGAATGAAATACATAATTTAATAATAAGGGAGATAACTGATAACTCATGGCAAGATAAACCTTATGTAACTCTAAGATGTACAGGTTATCTCTTGCGAGAACTAGGGTCAGATAAGTTCGTAGATAAGGTAACATATTCAGTAACAGTCCGAGTATATGGTTATCTGATGGGTTATGTTACGAATGAGTTGGCAGTTGGTGATAAGATATGCGTTAAGGGATATAGCGATATGGCATATCTAAATGGTAAGTATCTGGCTAGAGTTACAACAGCTACTGAAATATATAAAGCAGATTGGTTTCACTATTTTAATAGGAGTATGTGATGACTGAATTATATCACATTAAAGATTGTTTTAATATTCATTTCATAGTTTCACCAGACAAATTAAATGATTTTTTAGAGGAGTACAATCACTATGGAGAGTCTATTGAAGACTTAAAACGTCAATATGTAGTTGAAAAGATTGATTTACTTAATGGCTACTTTGAATTAGGGAGATAAATTAATGAGTAAACAAACAGATAGAGAAGTTCTCATATCTTACATATCTACACTTCCAGATAAATACATGAAGGAGATATATCAAATACTAACAGAGAGATATGACCTTCATAGAGCCAAATATATATTACTTAATAGGGAAGGAATACAATGTAAAGCTCCAGAAGGTAAGGTAAGATTAAGGCCATATCAGATGGAGAGATTAATTTCCGGATATGGAGAACAAGGATTTCATATCTTAGTAGAATATATGTATGATTATATTAAATACCTAGAAGAAAATACTGAGTGTGTTGTTCGAGGTAAACAAAAGTTAAGAGAGTTACAAACTATATCCCACTATCATATAATGGGTAAAGGTTGGGTAGCTGAAAAGTTTGTACGTAATTATCCACAATACAGTATAACAGAAGACCAACAAGATTATATAGATTTCTTTGATATAGATACTAAAGCTATGGCTATAAAGTTCATAAAACAAACACCGCCTGAATTAAGATATGATAACCAAGAGATTATTTATTTAGTAGATAAATACAATATAGATATAGAGAAGGAGGTATAATGAAGCGATTATTATTACTAACACTACTAGTAGGATTACCTAGTTATGCTGGAGATATAAGTGCAAGTTATTCTAATTCTAGTTTTGAGGAGATATTTAAAGTAGATACATTACAAAGTATTGAAATGTGGGAACAACCAAAAACAACATATACTCCGAAGAATTTAGTATCAGAACAACAAATAAGATTTAACGGTAAGCAAGGAACTAAGACTTATAATAGTTATACCTTTCATGTTACAGATTATGACACTAAGATAGTTAAGAGCTTCATGAAGGATGGCAAGTTTTATGTGCAAGATAATCTAGGTAATATATTTCAAACGGGTATAGAAGCTAACGTAGATACCTCTCAAATAGAAAATAATATACAACAAGTAGATAGACAAGTACAAACTAATACTTCTAATATTAATGCAATTAAAAATGATGTATCACATCTCAATAATAGAGTTGATAATATGCAACAACAAATAAATAGATTAGATAATAGACTAGAGAGAGGTTTAGCTACAGTCACTGCTTTAACAGCACTTCATCCCAATCCTAGGCATCGAGGTAAAACACAAATATCTGTAGGTACCGGTATGTATGCAGATAATGTAGCCGGAGCTATTGGGGTATTTCACTATCTTAATGATAGAGTAATGTTATCAGGAGGAGCTAGTTATGGTGGTGGTGACTCTTGGGCAGGTAACTTAGGTGTAACAATAGGATTTTAATATGGAAACAATAGAGGATTTATATAGTAAAGAAGCTGAGGATAATATATTATCTATATGTCTTAATGATGAAAATAAAATATCTAATATATTATCTAATATTAATGCTTATGACTTTTATCAAAAACCTCATAGGCTAATCTTCGAAGCGATAGTAGAATTACATAAGCAAGGTAAACCTACAGATAATGTTTCTGTAGCAGAACTATTAAAGTTTAACGGAGACTTAAATAAAGTTAATACTGTCTTAGCAGACTTAACTATCAACTATATTACATCAAGGAACTGGGAACAGTTAACTAAGATTATTATAAAATATTCTAAGTTAAGGTATCTATTAAATCTATGCAGAGACTCTATTAGTAGATTAGAAAACAAAGAGGATGTAGATGATATAGCTACAACACTAAGTTTAAAAGCTAATGAAATAATGACACGTACATCTCATACAAACTTTGTTGGTTTAGAGTCTGGGTTTATGGATTTCTGGAATGATGTCGAACAAATGGTTGAAACTGGTACAGGTACATTAGGATTACCTACTGGATTTCCAACTTTAGATAATATTCTTTCCGGATTATGTGGTGGTAAATTATATATCATAGGAGCTAGACCAGCGGTAGGTAAATCTGCACTAGCTCAACAGATAGCTGAATATGTAGCACAAGAAAAGAATGTACTATTTTTTAGCTTAGAAATGACTAATAAAGAATATGTGCAAAGAGCTATCAGTAGAATAACTGGATATAGTTTATCTAACCTAGCAACTATGAAAGAAAAACAAGATGAGATATTAAGTACATATACAAAAGCTGGAGAACAATTATCTCATAGTAAACTTAAAATGATATCTGAAACTAAAACTAATCTTCATTCCATAGAGAGATATATATTACAATGTAAACAACAATTTGGTAGTTGTGACTTAGTGGTAATAGATTATTTACAATTGATGAACGCAATAGATAATTCAAGGATAGAGGATTATAAAAAGGTAACAGAAAATTCTAGGGGATTAAAAGAATTGGCTATGAAGTATAATATACCTATCTTAGCACTCTGTCAATTATCTAGAACCTTAGAACAAAGAGCAGATAAACGACCTATCTTATCGGACCTTAGAGACTCTGGAGCAATAGAACAAGATGCTGATGTGGTTATGTTTCTTTATAGAGATGAAGTGCATAATTTACACAATCAATACAATCAAGGTAAAGGTGAATTAATTATAGCTAAGAACCGAGGAGGTAGAGCTGGTACTAATATCCGGATGAGATTTATAAAAGAACGTACACAATTTATGGAGGGTTGGTAATGAAATTCTTTAAATTGATATTACTAGTTATAATAATATTATTATTAGCAGTACCATTAGCTGATGCTTGTACTCCGCTAGAACGAGATTTAGTATTTAAAGAAGGTGAATTACTTTGTAAAGTATATAAAAAGGATTGTATTTTTACTGAATTACGAGATAAACGTTTATTAGTATATACTACTAATATGGATATGATATTTATTACTTCTAGAATTAGAGAATTGTATTCTAAAGAACAATTAAGGGGAGCAATTTACCACGAAGTAGGACACGTAGTGATGGAGCATCTTAATAAAATTAATGGAGTAGAAGCACAATGCGGTAAAGATTGTAATCGTGAAGTTATTAATAATATGAATAGACGATTTGAATTTCAAGCTGATAAGTTTGCGGTATTAGTCTCAAAGTTTCTACATCTCAAAGCAGATTTAGAAGGGGGATTAATGATTATAACTCCACCCGAACATTATTATACTATTCACCCTACTCATCCTAGTACAGCAGATAGAATAAAAAGAATAAGGCAATTAAGATATGAATAAAAAGATATTACAAAAACTAGGTTTTGCTATATACCATATATTAACTCTTAAATCAGAAAACTTAGATAGAGTTACTTATAATAAAATATGTGATAAGATCTATGAAACTCTATTAGATATAGCTCCCGAATATAAACCAAAACAAATTGATACAGATTTCATAGATATAATAACAAAAACAAATAGG